AAGATCTTTTCCACCCTCTTGCTCTTCTATCTTCTCTTCAACTTCTTCTAAGGTAATATCATATTCAGCAAGAATTTCGTGAAGAATGGCCATATCCTCAGGGTTGTTAAGATCAGGATATCCTTTTTTACATCTCCAAGACCATTCGGTAATAAGCTTGTCTATGGGGTTAATTACTTTCATTCTTTATTTTATCTTCCCAGTTTCTAAAAGTTATATTTCCTTTAAGGTAAGCCTCTTGTTCTAATTCATTTAGCTTACCGTCCTCATTAGTATTCGATGTTTGAATATTATTAATACGTCCTTCTAGGTTTTGCATATGATGTATCATTTCATGTACAAATGATCTCATTACGTCCTTAGGATGTCTTCCTTCTACATAGAGTACTATCTCTTTAGCAGAGGTATCATAATACGCAGTTTTCCCAAAAAAATCAACTGATTCGGCAACATCTCTACGGATTTTTATTTCAGGAAGAGGTGTTATCTTCATACCCTGATCTAGCATATACTCTACTAAAGAACCCATGTACGGAGTGTAATCGTAACTAATTCTAGCTGGGTCTTTTTTACTAATTACTATTTTATCTTGTTGAAAATCTATATCCCAATCAGGTTTATAGAGTATGTTCTGTAGGTGATTATATAGATGTACCAACTTGTTTCTATCTTTTGAAGGAATGGCAGACATAGCAGCAATAGGTGTTCCTGAGCTTCCTTCTTTGGTTTCTTGTTTTTCTTTAGAAGGTTTAAATTTATCTAAGACTCCTTCTATAGCATTAGACATATTTTCGTTTAATTCAACTTCTTTAAATCCTTTTTTCAATATTTTTTTAATTTTATTCTGTTCTACAGAATTAAGTACTTCAGGAGCCCATCCCATACCTTCAAGATAATCAGGTTTAGTTCTTATATAAGAAGCGGAGAGTTTTTCATCTTCTGCATCTAAAAGAGGATTAAATTCTACAATCTGAACTTTAGGGTACTTATCCTGATTTTTTATAAAATGAGAAAATCTACCGGCGCTTTCACCCTTAACCCCTCCTACTAATATACTTCCAACAGCGTCTTGATTTTCGTCAACCCATTCGTACAAACTTCTAATTGGAGTAATGGGTGCTATTCTAATTTCTATATCATTAACCGGGAGGTATCTGGAATAGGTTTTCCATATTTCTTCGGATTGAATCGGGGTTACGACTTGACCTTCTCTGATTTTAGGTCCGATAAAAATAATTAATCTATCTACTTTTTCGGCTAATTTATAAGCAATCTTAAAATGTCCTTTATGAGGAGGTTTAAACCCGCCACCGTATAATCCTACTCTTTCGTTATTTGCAGCTTCTGTCAATACCTGATCTACTTTTCCTATAGCTGCTACTTTAGCATCTCCTTTAGGGGTTCCCTGTTCACCTGATTTTACAGTTACCATGGTTTTAAAAACCCCTGCTATTCGTCTTTTAGATCTAGGATTTTTAACTCGTCTATTTATAGAACTTAAAAGCTGTTCAAAAGTTCCATCTGTTTTAAAAGAGCTAAAAAGATTGTCAACTGCATTCCAGTCCGTAGTAGACCACAGTTCTTCTCTTCCTACTTCTTTATAATTGTCTAGTTTTACTTTTCGTAAAGTAAGTTTATTAGAAGATAAATTGAATTCATACTCCTCATCTTTTTCTAAAGGAGCTACATCTTTAATTCCTAGCTTTTTAAAAATACGAGCTGCAGGTTCTTCTAAAAAAATTACCTTAGCTAGTCCTATTAATAGCCCTTGTTTTTCGGCAGGAAGATCTAAAAAGCTTCCCTTAAAAGTATGTTCTGTAGGATCTAATGCAATAATATTGTCTATTTGAATATATTGATCAGATTCTTTATTCTGGATGGGGAAGAGAACGGAAATAAGTTCTCCTGCATTATAATATTTTCTACCTGAGTATTTTGGAGATTTAAAAGGAACTATTACAGAATCCGATTGACTAGTTACATAGTCTATAATTCTCTGTTTTACTTCTCTTTTATCTTCTCCGTCAAAAAGTACAATTAGGTCTAAATCACCATAATCTGGTTTAGTACCTGCTTTTACACTTCCAGAAAGAGATGCTTTTTTAAACCCTGGTATATTCTTTAATACTTTGTTGTAGTATGCAGTAAACGTACGATCTACGTCCTGTTTCTGTATTCTATTACCTCCTGCTACACCGCTCATTGTTTTGCGTATTTTTTTAATTTAGATTCATCAGGGAGAAATTTGCCTTTTAATCCTAATCTATCTTGATTATCAATCCAATATTGCTGTAAATCTTCAGGTATATCTGCTCTTGTACTATCTAAAATCTTTATAAAGGTATCATATACACTATTAAGATCCTGTGGGGATAGGTTCTTTCTTATATACTCCTGAAGTTTAAAATAGTTCGAAAGAGTGTCGGAATCGATATTAAAGTTATAAACTCTGTTGAGAAGTTCTATAGCCTCTTTAGGATTAGCTGCTTCTATTTCTTGTGTTTCTTTATTTTTTACTCCATAGTTATGAGAAAAAGTATATCCTTTATTGGAAAATAAAGAAAGCATTAACTGAGTTCTGTGGAGGCCTTTTACGTTCCCTGCATAAACATCTGAGTAGTAGGCAAAAGAAAGCCAATCAATATCTCCTACGTTAATATCTATTTGTACGTAGCTATCTAACTTTTTCTTATCTTGATCGTATTGAGGAAAAGCTAAAAAAAGAGCACCTGCACTACTTCCTTTTATATCTACTTCTACATCTTTTTGAGATTCTTCAATTTTTTGAGCTATAGCAACTATAACAGCTCTCTTCATTAGTTGATCGTCAGTAGAACTTCTTGCTCTTTTTTTAAATCCGTCAAAAAGGTCTTGTACGTGTTTTTCGTCAAGCCCCCAATCCTGAATACTGCTGAAGGCGTTTCCTGAAAGAGCTAGGTCTATATCACCTGAGTAGTCTTTCTTACCGACGGATCCTAAAGTTTTCATACTCTTAAAATAAGGACCGGCTTTTGGAAAAATTTCAGTAAGCTCTCTAAAAAACTCTAAAAGAGTTGGTTTAATGTGCTCTTTCTTTATAGGTTTTGCTAAAAGGAAAACGTTTCCGCCCATTATTATTTAATTTAGTTTACTTAAAATAAATAGTCACAGCTTTACAGTTGTTGGATAACTATTCATAAGCGGTTCTGCTTCTTCATTATCTAACATATAGAGTTGATAAATAAGCATAAACAGTTCATGATTTTTATCTATATTAGTTATTTCTTTTAACTCCCATCCCTTACCTTGGTATTCTCCTTCTTTTTTTGAAGGACCTCTTTTAAGAGACTTTAACCAAAGTATACCCACTCTATCAATCTTTTCACCGGTCATTTCTGTATACGCTTTAGCATAAGCTGCAACTTGTAGCTCAAATGATTTATGAAAAGAATTAGAAGTTTTAATATCAATTAGCCACTTTTCCCCACCTAATTCTATAACTAAGTCAGCAGTTCCTGCGTATTTAAATTCATCAGAAAATAAAAACTCTTCTGAGAGTATTAAGGAGGGTTTATGTGTTGTCCAGAAGTCGGCAAATTTAAGAATCATTTGCCATACTAGAAGACTGTAGTTAGCATTGCCGTAGTTATCAAGCCATTCTACTTCTTCTCCGTTTACAAGTTTTTCAATAGCATTATGAACTGCGGTGCCTTCTTCCCCTGCTCTTCTCATAATTATATCAGCATTATGTCCTACATCTTTGAGCCAGGTTTCAAAGAATTTATTCTTAGGCATATACTGCAATACTGTGGTAACAGAAGGGTAATAGACTCCTTCTTCTCTTTGATAAACTCTTCTATCTAAAAAATTTATCTGTTTAAGTTCTCCGTCAAACTTCAAACGGCTTTTACTATGTTCCGTAAGGATGTTGGTTCCTTTATTTATCATAAGGCGAGTTTGTATTTTATAAGATCAGAAACGGTCAACTCCTGAGCTTGGTTGATTTTTTCTATAACTTTTATAAATCCCATCTCTGATGGATCTTTATCTTCCATATCGACCATGAAAACCTTTTTACCCATATCTAAGAATTTCTCACAATATGAGAGAGCTTGTTTCATAGCATCTTTATCTAATGCTATATAAATTTGTTTAACTTTATTTGAAACTATTTTCTTTAATAAACTTTTAGAAACGCTTTGACCTAGTATTGGAATAGCGTTACGTTTTACAGCCATAGCATCAAAAGGTCCTTCTACTAAAACAATTGGATAGTCCCAGTTTATGGTATTTTCAAAAAAGATTACATCTCTTGAAGCTGTGGGATTCTTATACTTGTAGTAAGAATCTTCATAGGATCTTGCAGTAAAGAAGTTTAATTTATTATTTTCATCATAAGACGGTATAATAATTCTTCCTGAGTATTCTCCTGAGGTGCAGTAGCCGATATTGTATCTTTTTATTTCTAGGTCTGAAATTCCTCTTAAAGCAAGGTATTTTTTAATCTTATTAGCTATAACATTTTGAGAGGTAGTTTCCCAAAGAGGTTTATATTCTTTAGGAAGAGTAACTACTTCTTCAACTTGGTAGAAATTTTTTTCTCCCTTTTTTATTAAGGATAGAATAGGTTGAGCCTGTTCTAAGGGTGTTCGAAGTTGTTTTAATAAAGAATATACAGTTCTACCTCTTGTATGACATACCCAGCATTCCCAAGGATTTTCACCCTTTTCATTAGTAACCATCTGTACCTCTAGCTTCATTTTCCTGTGATTACAGAAAGGACAATGAAACGCGTAGTTATTACGGGCTTTCTTTTGAGATCTGCCTAAAACGTTCTCAATAGAAGATAGAAGTAAGTTGTAATCCATTCTTTCTAGTACTAGTTAACTGTAGTATAAGAACTTCTAACTAAAAAATCAACTGTATTTTGTTATTAGGATTTTTAGAGACCCTGTCCCTTTAATTATTCTATGATATACCCCTTTAGGTATAAAAATTTCTGTAAGTATTTGCGGTAAGTTATTATCTATTTGAACCTTCCAATCAGTAACTTCTAGAGACTTAACTAATCGATCTTCTCTATCTCTATGCCAAACCAATTCTTCCTCATCTACATTATCTGAAAATGTACGTAGGTAGGTTTGGTCTTGTTTTGTTTCTAAAAAAGGAAAATTCATAACCTTATCATTTTTTCTCCTTACCAGTATCCTGGGTAGTTTTTCTTACCCCCTAAGGATTTCCAATACCTGTTAAGTCTACAGGCCCAGTATCCTGGTTTAGTTTTATCTTTTTTCTGATCACAGTTATGACGGTCGGCAAATGCTTTTCTACGTTTAGGATCATCTAATTTAACCGCTAAATTACCTCCACCATCTTTAGCTCCAAATGATACTTTTACTACTTTTTTTGTTTTAGGATTCTTAACATAAACATAAAACTTCTTACTTCCCCCTCTTTTGGGTTTACCAAGTTCTACTTTCTTACCTTGGTACTCGGCTTCATCAAGTACTGGGAGGTCTAAAGGAACTTCTTCTCCTTCGTATATCCCGTACATTCCAATATCTGTTGTTTCTAATAATTCTCTATCTAACTCACAGAGGGCAAGATCCCCGTTAAAGTATAAGTTTCTAGCTTCGGCAAATAAGTTTATAAATCCTGTAGAAGAATATCTATAGATGTTCTCGTAAAGAGGTAGGCTGTTGTCTAGGTGGTATTGAAGACCGGGTGTTGTATCAAGTATCTGTAGGAGTTTCATCAATAAAAAAGTCTTTTCTGAAAAACTTAGCTAAAATGTTATCGTTAATGTAGGAGTTATCATTCGGTTCTAATACCTCTTTTATAAATAGGAATTTCGTTTCGTAGTAAGTTAATAATTTTTTCGTAGGAACAAAACATAAAATTTCTCTTTCAAACTCATCTTGCTTTCCTTCTTTAATCAACTTCTTTATAGTCTGATGGCTCCCGTAATAGGTTTTCCAATCTGATTCTTTAAAAACTTTTCTTTTTCTTTTTTTTCCTTTTAGAGGAGGAAGGGTTCTGCTAAACTCTACTACTTTTTTTCCTAAATATTTTTCACCGGTAGGTAAGTGGTGTACTTCGTAGATAAAACCAAATGTACCTTGAGGCATATCTTCAAGGGATTCTATAACCTTATTTTTATACTTCCACATAAACTATTTTTTTCTATTTTTACAATGTCTAGGATCGTCTTTTGAGTAAAAAGGTTTAGGACATGGAGTACCTTTCTTATGCATATGTCCACATCTTCCACAACAAGTACTTTTTTTAGCTACTTCTACTTCTACTATTTGTAATAAAAGGTCTTTTATATCCATATTAATAATCTAATTTAAGAATAAAAGTCATATCAGTTTCTGACATCTTAGGAATAGGTTGTCCTAATTTACCTACAGCTATAAGTTCACTAGCATCGTTATATAGACCTACTGCAGTAACGTAGGGTCTAAAATCACTACCTGTAATGTTATCTTGAAAGAGTCCATCTGAACCTGATATGGTTGCTGATGGGTTGTTTGTAAAGTTTAATTCGTAATCTTTTATCTTACAGTGGTAATTACCGGTAAGTATATCCACATTAGAATCCCACGAAGCTGTATATCCTG